CTCTATCATTCTTCGGCATCTTCATCTTCCCCCAGTTTGTCATCAGTTGCGTAATACTCTCCACGGATCACACGCTGATCTCCACCGTCCACAGGAGCCATGTTCCAGACTTCCCTGGCTTCATTGATCGAGATAACGCCGCGATCCAGGAGTTCCTTTGAATAGTTCAGCTTGTCTTTGTTGCTCATGTACTGCAACCGGTTAGCAGTCGCAATGACTTCGTTCCCGGAAGACTGCTCACGCAGCGTAAATAACATCCGAGTCATGACCTCTGAGAGCTGAATCGCGAAAGGTTCGACGCAGCCCTCATAGAAAGCCGTCCACGCATCCCCATAAGCACGGTTCTGCAAGATGTCGTCATTGACTCCAAAATACCCATATACGGAATCCTTGATCGCTTTCATCTCATCAGAGTCAGCGACCCACGGATCGGCCTTTACCTGGTTAATGTTCTGGTAAGTATTCGGAAACAACAAAAGGCCGCCGGCCTGAGCTTCTTTCCCAAAGTTCTCTGCGCTGAAGCGTTTCCGTTCCCGGGCGAGGTCCTCACTTTTGGAGAAGTTCGAAAGCTGGCCCCAGAATTTATAGCTGGCCGCCGACCGGATCCCTTCCTTGATGCCCTGCTGTTGGATGTGGATCAGATCCATCGTCGGGAGCAGAGCCGCGTTCGACTCGCCCAGCAGATCGTTTTTATACTGGAACTTTGTCATGATCCCGCACCGATCGAGCTCCATGGAAGCCTTGTTCCCATCATTGAACTCATACCGGAGATACGGAACACCATCATATTGCACCACTTCGCACCGGCTCGGAAGCGGAGTGAATATCCCGGTCATCTCACCGAACTTATTGTAGGTAGGTGCCAGGAAAGCGTTATTGCAACAATCGAGAATAGTCGAAAGTCTGTAAAGGAACTGCGACCACCGCGCATATTCTGACGGCCCGTGAGACAACAGCCTCCGGAGCCCCGGCTGAGCAGAGCCCAGGATCTCAATCCTTAACTTGCTGATGTGAGTCGCCCTGGCATTGATCACAGATCTGATCAGCTCTGACTCATACACCCCACCGCTGAAACTAGTGAATCTGGGCGTATATCCGTCCAGCATTTTGAACTCACCGCCAAACGGACCGATCGGTCTCGGAGCGTGGCCGAAGATCTTATCGAATAGTGACATTTTTAAAACCTCATGCAGTCTGAATAATCGTCAAATTTGCAGCGTAACAATAATTGCTTGTACTTCTGCTTCTGCCGTAGACTTTGAGAACATCATCCTTTGCCAACGTTACCCCTGTCAGTTTGCACACCTGGCAATTGTGCGACCATGTAGTGAACGCAGATCCCTGTGTGCTTGAACCCTTGTACAGTTGCGTTCCCTGTGTTCCGGACGATGTACTGGAACGGACTCCTATCCAGTAGATGTCATACGTTCCTGCAACAGATACAGTTAACTCCACCCCTGTTGCCGAGTAGGATGTGGTTGACACCCTTCCGGATGAGTTGGAGCATTGGAAATTCATGCTCGACCCACCACCGCCGGGAACATTGACAACCACTTGTGCCAGATTCGTCACATCGTAGGTGTTGTTTGTCGTAATATTCTGCGACCCTTCCACCCAAGAGAATGTCGCCGTTCCCCCGCCTGACTTCGGCAGCGTCACACCAGCCACGCCGCTATAGGTCGCACCCAGTAGGCTAATATTTGGTGCTGACATTTAGCACCTCCAATCAGCTGATGCTGAGGATCTTCGTCGTTCCGTCTTGGCTGATCGATGGCATGGCGAGGTTCCCGCTCACGCCAAGGATCGATTTCCCACTCAGGATGTTCGATGAAACACAGTCGGACACATTGGTCAGCGAAACTGTCCCGCCGGAAGTGTATCCAGCCGGGATCGTGTAAGTGCCGGACTTCGATCCGATTGTCCCTCCTGTGCTCCCGTTGTTCGCCATGTTGCCTGATACAGCTCCATTCGGTCCGAAGCCTGTTTTACCTGACAGAACATCGCCTTGCTGGATGTCCGCATCGCCCGTATAGAAAAACTTCGCTGTGCCTCCGCCGGACTTCGGGATGTCCACCTCAGGGCAAGAGGCATAAGTCACAGAGTTAATCACCACAGAAGGATTTGCCATTTTATAAACTCCTTACGAAACTGTTATGACTGATCCGTTCCAGCTGATCTGGCCATAGTTGCTCGGGATCGGATCGATGGTTATGTCCTGATAAGCGGCCTTGTTCCGCACATGAATTACTTGAAGCTCCGTACTAGGCGTAAAGTTGAATGGGCCATCATAACTTGGGAAGTCCGCAACCGCGATACTGCTAACGCAGTTAACCGGCAGCTGCGCACCATTGGCTCCAACAGAAACGCCCACAAGCTGACTGTTTGCCGCGACATTCACCGGGATCTGATGAGTGGTCGTTAACGATACCGGCAGACTTACAGCGTTGGATCCAGTAGCAACCTGTATCGTCTCGGCGCTCGTAGCGACCGTCATCGGAATGTTCACTCAAGAACCCTCCCCATCAAATTCCCGCTGAATGTGTATTGAACGATCTCTGAAGCAGCGCGAGATCCATCATCGTAAGTCCAGTTAACCTGGATCCCAACCGCACCATTAGCAAGCGAAAGCGTTTCATTCTGGGACAGATATACGCTTACGCTCCTCTCGGTGATCGTCAGATCTTCATCTTGCTTCTCAATAGTCTTCAGCCCATCAAATACAACGTAAACGTGCGCGGCCTGTGTAAGGTCCACCCCGCTATCCTGTGCAAAGGTCAGCGTAAAGGTCGGAGTCGTTCCTTCTGCTACTGCCATGTTCATACCTCGTTTTTCAGTTGTTCAGAAATCTCGCCATAATACTTCTGCCGCACCGTCATCGCATCCAGGAGCGCAGCTGCACCATCAATGTGCAGACTCGGTGACAGCTTAACCAGCTTTCCACGACCACGCTCTACGGACATCTTTATCGCGCTATTCAATAAGTGCATTTTCAGCAGATCGTTGTCGCCGATCCGGATCCGGCCCGCTTCGAGCAACGCTTCTGTCTCCTGGATTACTCCAAAAAGATTCTCGCCTTGGTATACGCTATCCATGTGGAAACCATAAGCTTCCATATCCTGGCAGAGATATGTCGCGGACCACTTATCATAGCCAACCTGGAGCGGGAATATCTGATAGTCTTCCACAAGCCCCCGGAACCATTCATAACAATCGTGGTAGTCTACGAAAGTGTCTCCGGATGGCTGCAACAACCCGCGCTGGATGTAAATCTGGTATGGTACTCCATCCCGCTGCGTACATTCATCGATCTTCTCGGCCGGCAGGAAGAACTTCGCGAACACATTAAGGATCCCATCTTTCTCAATGACCACACAACAAGCCGTGAGATCTCGGACCTGGCTAAGGTCAACGCCGGCCACGCAATAAGTGTTCCGGAAGTCTTCAAGCCTGAGCTGGTCGCCGCACGCATCATCTACCACCTGCGACGGCAACCAAGCTAAGCTGCTGTTCTGTTTCAAGCAACAGTGTTTTGTGATGAACTCGCCCTTCCGGCTAAGTGAACCTTCAGCCACAGCAATCTCTTCTAAGAGAAAGTCGACGCTCACCGATACGCCCAGATTCGGATTGCTCTTCCGGAGCTCATTGATGTCGTTCCATTTCTCGATGTCGTCGATCATATAGAGGAACGGCAGTAGCTTCGTCTCTTTCGAGTCGCCCAACAAAAAACGAGTTGATCGTTTAATCAGCTCGTCATAAATCGAATCGTTAATATAACCTGATGTCGAACAACTCAGGAGCAGCGCTTCTGGTCGCGCGCCCATGCCGGACTTCATGACCTCGTATTGCTTAAGCCCCTTATCACCTTCCCAGGCGGCGATTTCATCGCAGATACACAAGCTCGGATTGAATCCATCAGACTTCTTCGCACTGAACGCGATCTTCTTCACCGTGCTGTTTGTGGCCGGTATGTACAGATCAGTCTGGCGCTTTTTCTCCATCGTATCATCGATAGACAGACGTTTATTATGTTCGTCGCGCTCAGCCTCGGCCAGCTTCTTAGCTTGCCACTCTGGATCCAGCTGCGTCATCATCCAGATGTTACTGTAAATGATGTCAGCTTGTTCCAATTTTGGAGCGAGTGTAAAGACCCGAGTACCAAAGCCACCGTGCGTCCAAACAAAACGGGCGATTGAGCTTGCAAACAAACTTTTCCCGTTTTTTCTGGCCATGACGATGCAGATTTCACGCCATTGCATCTGGCCGTTTTCGTTCACGATCCCGAAGATCGCGCTCACAATCGCCTTCTGCCAAAGCTCCAACTTAAACGGTCCAGGAGCTAACGGTCCCTCAGTGTGGAAGCAGTGTGTTTCAATCCAATCGATCGCGTCAGAAGCCTTCTTTTGATCGAATTTATACTGCTTTTCTTCCAACCCTCTGACGATAATCTCAAAAATTAACCGTACCCAGCGGCCAACGGCCACCGTACCATCCTGAATTTGTTGGTAATATTGCAGAATATAGTTCAACTTCGGGTCATTCTTCGCTTTTCTGGCCATCCTGTCCCTTTGTCTCTCTCGTTCAGCGCGTTAAATGGG